GGGGATAAAAGCGTGAGGCATATAGTTGTCATCTAATTGTCCTCTAGTACCCCAACCACTTTTCTCTTCCCAAGTACCTCTAGCAAAAGTACCAGCCACTGAAGTATTCTCAGCATTAAATGTTAAGTAGTAAGAACTCTTATCTGCTGAACCATCAGGTGCTATAAGTACTGTGTAACCTTCCCAAGCCGTTTGAGGTAATTCTGTAATGTTAGTAATTTGACTAGAAAAACCAGACATTAGAGTATTACCCCTAGCATCAGAAGCTACAAATTTTTTAAAAGACCTAGAAGCATTAGCTAGTCCTATTAAAATTTGAGAGTCTACTGTACTAAATGTAAGGTGGTTACTAGTATCTGCTGTATTAAGAGCACTTTCTAGTGAAGTAGCAATAGCTGCTGTACTCACAACATTTGGACTACCACCTGCTCCTGTTAAGGATGGTGTTGTGTAGTTAGCAGATATGGTATCTCCATTATCTAGCTCAATATCAATGTCATATCTTGTATCGTAGTCAACTAATTTGACCCATACTACAGCTTTAGTTGGTAAATAATCGTTACCAATTTTTGATATATTAAATCTAGTTAAAGTCTCTGCTGCATCATAACCAGTCTTCTGCTGTATGTTTGTAACAAATACATAATCTTGAAAAGAAGTAGCTCTAAACCTATCTCTAGCTCTTCCTGATCCCCTGAAATAAGCAAGATTACCAGAAGTAATACTTGAAAAATCCTGCTCTACGGGTACAACACTCGGAAGAATACCTGCTATAGGTTCTACATTTGAGACTCCTGTTACAAATGTGTAATTAGATTCAAATGTTACTTGCTGTGCTCCTCCGGCAGTCAAATTCTTATCAAGAGTTACTGTAGTTGCACCTATTTCAATTATTTTTGCTCCGCTTGGAATATTAGATCCAGTTACATCAGCGCCTACATATAGGTCTGTCATTCCTCCACTAGTTATCGTAATAACTGGAGAGCCATTAGTAACAGTAGCGCTTTTATTAACAGTCCTGCTGTCATCAGCAATAATAAGTATGAACCTTTCATCACTACTCCTGTTGTAAACGTAAACCCAGGCTTCATCCCATTTAATAGTACCTACTAAAGTATTGCCTCCTGTATTCTTAGTAAGAGTATCAATCCTTTTAACAGGTACACTACCTAATCTTTTCTTAAGACCCTCTACCAAATCACAGTTACCGTTCTCTAGAGTCTTTGCAAACCCAGGTAAAAGTAAACTATTAGCTTGTTGGTTAACTCCCTTATTAAGGGGAGCTATGGTTTGGTTATAAAGTTCTTTAGACATTAGCGATCAAGAATATCAGGACCAAAGGTTGTTAGTACGCGACCACCATACATATCATCAGGACCACTAATGAAGTTATGGTTTTGAGCCATGTCCTCAGTACGCTTTAATATCTGCCTAGCATTCTGCTCATCTTCTGCTGTATAGCTTTCAATAGTAGATGAACCTACAGCTCTATTTGCAAATACACGTCCAGCTCTAATTAATATATAACGCTTACCAGTCTCAGGTATATCATCCCAAACAAGTTCCTCAATAATTTCTGCAACTAAATCACTTTGGGTAGAACCTGTTAAAGCTACACCAAGACTAGTTCTTAAATCGTATGAGTTTTTAACACGATCAAAAAGCTTAAGACCCCGTAAAACAAAACGCTGAGATGGGTACGAAAGAGGATTAAATCTGACAGCAAGGGTGTTTGTAGGAAGCTGGGATTGACCTGTATTAGCGTCCAAAGGAATGGTGTCATAAAGCATTGTATTCCAAGACCATCCCTCACCTTGTACCTCTCTACTAGTTTCATCCAGAACACTTTCCGCTAAACTGGTGTCCCCAGTTAGAGGTGGTGTTAAATCATTTACAGGTGCTTCTCCAATAATAGAAAGAAGCGTGTTTACTGCACTTAGTTTTGTGGTTGCCATTATATAAACAAAAAGGGGAAACTTACGCCTCCCCTTATTGTATTCGTAATTAGTAAATTACCAGCGGTTTGTACCGTCATGCTTGATACTTACGCAGCAGTCGGGACGGAGAATACCGTGTCCAACAGCATAGGAAGCAACCATCATGGTGCTCTGAGTCATTGCTTTGTACTCAGAACCAGTCATCTGCATATTCAGATCCTTAAGAGCCACTGTACCGACTGCTTCTTTTGTGAAGCAAAGGGCGAACAAGTTAGCAATACTTGAAGTGTTGCCTTGCTCATCCTGCCAGTAGTCGTTAGTACCTGATGCTGCAGATCCGTCGGAACCATCCTTACCATTGATGTAGTTAGGACGCTCACCACGAGTTGTAGCAGCCTGGTTAGCTTGTCCAACATAGCCCTGACGAGCTGAGTTGTAAGCATTGTCACCAAGGTGGTTAGATACCTTGATATCAAAACCAGCAACGCTAAGAACCTTGTTCCCTTTGAAGGAACCGTTCTCACCACCACCGGAGTTCCAGTCAGTGTTGATTGCTCTTGCAGAAGAGATCAAATCATAATAGGCGCCTGGTCCAACAACGGCCACACGTCCATCACGAGGAGCATCTTTTTCGTCAAGTGCTTGACAAGCTTGGTAGAAGTACTCAACAATCTCGTCACCACGAGTAGCACGAGTTGCGCTAAGAGTACTTGTTGTTAGTGCAGTTCCACCTGGGAGGACGTTCAGAACGAACAGTCTCTCACCAACTTTGTAAGCTGCATCAGAACCAGTACCAACTGCACCTGCAGGACTGATGGTTAGAACGGCTGCACCGTTAGTAGGAGCAGCAGTAATAACACCGTAAGCACCTGAGTCTTCACCGTAAACAACCTCACCAACAGCCCAGCTAGCAAGCTCAGCAGTAGCGAAGTTTTGGCTTACAGTTACAACACCTGTACCTGAGTTCTGAGATACGAAAGTACCACCTGCGTTTTGGAATCGCTTGGAATCCCAGTCCTTAACACGTCCATCAGACTCGGAAGCTGTTAGAAGTGTGCGGACTAGACGCTGGTCATAGGCTCTGGAAAGAGCCCTACCTAATTCTTTCGAGTAGATAGATCTTACGTCCCAATGTAACTTAGCCTCATCAAGATCATAGATAGAAGCATCAGCAATTAGCAGGTCATCAATAGTGATGATCTTGCTTCCGGTCATTCCTTTGTTACCCTGACCGGTTATCCAATCGCCTGGCCGATGATAGCGGCTGCTGAAGCGACCCGTGATTGGAAATTCTGCGGATTTGCCCGAACTAATTGTTCTTTTTTGGGTTAAATCCTTGAAAATTGTTTCTCTATTGAAGACGGTTAAAACCTCTCCAGAGAACAACTTCATAAAATTCGCATTCTCCTTTTCATAGTTACCAGCAGCACTACCAGCGTTATACTGAACGCCATTAATGCCACCTAACCTGGAGATGCTAGAAAAATCTGGCATCGATTTTATTAGTTAAATGTTAAAAAACGCTCACGCCTTCACTGCCGTTATCTCCTCGGAGGCAACAATTATTACATAAGCTACTCTAATATTAGCTTATCTAGGTGATAATACGTCACTACGGTACACTTTTTCTTGCACATCATTGGTATAGGCAGGGTCTACTAAGTACCTAGGATCGTTCATAGCTACTTCTACTTCTTGAGCAGACCTAAATACATCAGTTGTACTAGCGGATAATTTTCCGCCAATAAGGTCTGGTTCAGTACCCATTGCGTTTTGATAAGCAAAGGTCATTGATTGAAGGGCATTCCTAGCAGAGTAATAGTCACCACTATTGACGGCCTTATTATAGGCTTCTATTTCTTGTTCATCTAAATTGTCTCTAGCCCACTGTTGGATTTGTTTGAAGCTTTCTTCCCCACCAATGCTTTCTAATATTGCGTTCTCTTCAGCCTCTGGTAATCGTACATCTTCTGTCTGTGGAGTTTCCTCCTGAATGACTTCCTCCTCCTTTGTCTCGTAGCCACTAGAACGTTCTCCAAGTTTCTTCTCAAGGTTTTGATAAGCTTCCAGAAGGTCATCGGTGGTTTTGAATTTACCCCCAATAAGTTCCTCATTAACTTGTTCCTCTTGAGGTTCTTGTCCTTCAAGAATTTGCTGGTCCTCTTCAGAGTAAGGACCAGTTTCTTGAGTTCTTTCGTCTTGAACTGTGACTTCCATTTTTATCCAATACGGAGCGATAAATCAGGACCAATATAAGCCCTTTTTTGATTTTTTATAGCCTGATCGTACTGCTCATAGATATGAGGCTTTTCTTCTTTAAGTCTTTCTATAAGAAGTTGGTAGTCAGATTTAGGAGGAGTAGGTTCTGGATCTTTAATAGTTGGTTCAGTAATTACCACCTTCGGCTGAGGCGACTTCTTGTTGCGTCCTGATTGAGTCATTTTCTGCTTGAATAAGGGCTGCTTGTTTGGCTGGATCTTGATTAGGATCCTGAGCCTGAGCCTGTTGTTGCATCATCATAGCCTGTTGTTGCTCTTCTTCAAGTAGTTGCTCTTCAGATTTAATAAGCTTGTAGGTATCTAAGCCATCGGAAGCAGCTAATCTAATAATCAATTCTCTGTTATTAACAAACCTAGACATAGCTTCTGGTCCCATAGTTTGAGCCAGAGTTGTTATGAATTCAATCAACTTAGCTTTATCGTTACCTCTTCCCAAGGCATCTAAACCTGTAGTAATACGAGGAGTAACAATATTTTTTGGAAGCTTGGGAAGGCTACCCTTGCGTTCCATTAACGCCATTTTTCTATTTACTAGTGGTAGCTGCAGCTCCACACTGAGTATGGAGTATATGCCACCCAACCCAGCTTCGAGCTCCTGGGCGACCATTCTGATTTCTTCCGCGGTGACTCGGTCCCGTCCTTGAGTGCCAGCTTGGATTGCACTGTTAAGTAGGAAAGCAAAACTAAGTCTAGTTTCTATACGAGCAATAGTATTCAGGGCAACTGTTAGGTCGGCCTGCTTCTGCATTTGCAGAGGTGCTACGTCATTAGGATTACCAGCCACAATACTGCCATTAGCAGCGCGGGCCAGAGAATCGGGTCTAGTTGTCCCATTTGGATTACAAAGGAAAATTATTTTAGCTGCGGCTGCAGATCCTTCAACAATTGCTTTTGATAGATACTCTAAAGATTTCAAATCCCCTAGTAGCTCTTCTGTGAATCCTCTTCCATAACTTTCATGAGCTACTCGGTACATCCTTAAAGGAAGCCATGGACATTTCTCAATAGGTACTGAACCTTCTTTACCTACCTGCTTTCCATAAACTTCTTGATGCCATTTACATCTATCTTTTTTATAATCCCAAGTTATATGAGTGAAAAGAAATACAGTTTTATCTATATTCTGTCCATCGCTATTCTTAGGTGCTATACCTTCAGGTAGAACATCAGGATTTACTTCCTCTCTAACTACAACTTCAAGAATATTTCCCTCAGGATCTCTATTTAATACAAAAGATTTTAGTGGGTAAACTCTCGTTCCATTTTCAGATATATAAAGAAGAGCGTTACCGCCAATGATGAGATGCTTAAGGGCTTCAAATAAAGCAGTCCTATCTCCAGACTCCTCTATATCTCTCATCACTGCTCTCTCCATTAAAGAGAGTTGTTGGTCAAATTCAGATTGTAATTCTTTATAGTTTTCTAACTCATTCTGTAACTTTATATCGTCTACAGATAATCTAAAAAATGCTTGGTTTGGAGGTAGAAGTGCGATCAAAAGTTTGGCCGCTAAGTTATTAACACCCCTAGCGCCCAGCCCTTGATAAGTAGTGTTAACTTTTGTGTACGAATTTTTACCTGTACTTCTATCTTGATCAGTAATAAGAGTAGGTAAAGTATATTTAGCACACTCAATAGCGCGATCTAAATATATTGTTTTTTCTGGTTCAAGTGCAGTATAGCGAGCTTCTGCAGTAAGTTTTTTAGACATTTAATCCACCAGTAGGTGTAGCTGTATCAGTAGGAACACCTCCAGCAATTGGAGATTCGATTTCCAGTTTAGTTCTAAGGGCTTCCGGTGTACCAACACGTCTTCGTGTGCTAGTACGTCCAACATTAGAAACATTTTGTTGGTTAGCAATCTGTGCTTGCAACTGCTGCTGATGAATCATAAGAGCAGATTGAGATCTCTGCTGTTGCATCTGCTGATTGGCTTGCATCTGAGCTATACGAGCATTCTCTGCAGTTTGCTGTGTCTGAGCTCTGGTTTGAGCAATCTGGGTTTCAAAATTTCTTTGTCTTTGAGCAGCCTCAGTCTGCATCTGCTTAATTTGATTCAGAGCTGATTCACGAGCAGCGGCTGTAGCTCTTCTTGAAGCATCAGCTTGTTTTCTGGCAGCTTCTGCTTGTTTATAACCTGCGTAAGCAGTTCCTGCTGCAATAATCCAAGCAGCGGTAATAACACCTCCAGCCATTTAAAACATCCTCATTTAGTTGTATTTAGTTTCCTCTTGGAGGTTGTACTGATCTTTTAAATGACGTACAACTGCAACTTGACCTGCAGTAAACCAAATAAGCTTCTCTTCCATAGTAAGATCAGGAGCCCTATCTGGATAGAGTTCCTCTAAATATTTTATAAGCTCCTCTTCAATAGTAGGAATCATATGTTTAATTTAGGTTTAACCTTAGGAGGTTTACTAACAGCTCCACTACCTCCTAAAGCTAAATCTGCTACAGATCCAGACTTAACAGTAGTAAAAGCTATTCCAGGTCCTTTAACTTTTGTCTTCTCCGGTGGTGCTTTTGCTTTCCTTAGAGCTTCTTGAGTAGCTATCTGAGAACTTAATATTCTCCTCTGTTCAAGAACCTTTGAATGACCTACTGCTGCAGTGGCGTGTTTTTTAGTAGCTAAAGCCTTGGCAGCAGTTACTTTTTGTTGAGCTAGAGTTTCAGAAACAACTCTTTCCTGTTCAGCTTTTTCAGCTCCATAGGCTTCCCTCTGTTTAGCAACAGCTTCGTTTGTTTCTTTAGTTACTCTGTCGTACTCAGCTTTAGCTCTTTCAGCCTCTTTCGTTGCCGCACTTGCTGCTTTTCTAGCCCTATTTTCCTGATGAGAAGCACCTGTTACATCTTTAACAGTATTAGTAACAATCCTAAGAGGATTACGTCTGAATTGTCTCCAAGTAATTTGAAATACAGTAGGGGTTAGATTAACCTCTTCTTCTTCTACTTCAAAATCAGGAAGAGATTCAGAAAAACCATATGAATAATTATTAGATACGCCAAAACGTATTAATAAATTAGTCCACCAATTTCTCCAATTGTTTAAATCAGGCATAACTCGGTAAATCGGAATTACTTGTCTCAAAGAAGGCAGGGACCCTGGCTCTCCTGGTATCTGCTAAACCCTCTGTCTTTCCACTGTACATCAGGTTATCCGACTGATCCAACCAGAACTGCTTATTCAAATAGCGGTCCTCAGCATTACTGCGTAGGGGTTGAAAAATCCAGTTAATGGTGGCCTTCCTAAGTTTATCCAAAGATTGACTAGGGCGTAGGCCCAACTCACGACATACAAGGCTATTAGCGGATACGTGAATGGTTTCGTCTCTTGAAATGTCGGCGCTGACAGTCCTAAGACCAGAATCCCCACAATAACGAAAGAAGGGAAGAATAACGAAAAATATTGCACGTTCAGCTACCAACGCTTTAAGGACAGTGTGATCGGGGTGCTCCACC